GGGGGCATCGCCTCCGGCGTGCGTTTCCCCCTCCGTTCGCCCTGAGCGCAGTCGAAGGGCCTGCGCTGCGCGTGGGGCTTCGACTGCGCTCAGCCCGAACGGATGGGGATGTCGGGCCTGGTTTCACCAGGGCGCGTACCGAATGACGGATTGAACAGGCATCGGCGGGGGGGATCGCCGCGTGCCGATCATGGCGCACGGGCATAGGCTCGCGCCCGCACAGGAGAACATCATGAAATGGTTCGGCTGGAAAGCCGCCGGTCGCGAGGAATCGCGACCGGCGCTCGATCGTGCGCGCTCGCGGTTTGCGAGCGGGTTCGGGGTGGGGGAGGTGCCGCGCTCTTATGAGGCGCAGGTGCGCTCGCTGTATCTCGGCAATGCGATCGCGCAGCGCGCGGTGCGGCTGATCGCGGAGGGGATCGGGGATGCGCCGTTGCTGGGCGCGCCCGAGATCGTCGCGCTGGTCCAGGCACGATTGGGCGGGCAGGCGTTGTGCGCGAGCGTGGCGGCGCAGCTGCTGTTGCATGGCAACGCCTATGTGCAATTGCTGACCGACGCGCGCGGCGACGTGGTCGAGCTGTTCGCGCTGCGGCCCGAGCGGGTGACGGTCGAGCCCGACGCGGCGGGGTGGCCGGTCGCCTATCGCTACGGCGTCGGCGAGCGGTCGGTCCGGTTGGTTGCGGAGGATCCGGCGGGGCGGCCGCAGGTGGTGCATATCAAGGCGTTCCATCCGCTCGACGACCATTACGGGCTCGGCTGCCTGGCGAGCGCGGCGGGGGCGATGGCGCTGCACAATGCCGCGGCGGCGTGGAACACCGCGCTGCTCGACAATGCCGCGCGGCCCTCGGGCGCGCTGGTGTACGATCCCGGCGACGGGTCGAGCCTGTCGCGCGAACAGTTCGAGCGGTTGCGCGGCGAGCTGGACGCGGGGTTCGCGGGCGCGCGCAATGCGGGTCGGCCGATGCTGCTCGAGGGCGGGCTCAAGTGGCAACCGCTGAGTCTCACCCCCGCCGACATGGACTTTGCCGGCATGAAGGCGACCGCCGCGCGCGAGATCGCGACCGCCTTCGGGGTGCCGCCGATGCTGCTCGGGCTGCCGGGCGACGCGACCTACGCCAATTACCGCGAGGCGAACCGCGCGTTGTGGCGGCTCGCGATCCTGCCGTTGGCGGGGTCGATCCTGGCGGCGCTGGGGCAGGCGCTCGGCGGGTGGTTCGATACGCCGATGCTGGGCGTCGACCTCGACCGGATCACCGCGCTGGCGGAGGATCGCGAGCGGCTGTGGGGGCAAGTGAGCGCCGCCGATTTCCTGAGTTCCGAGGAGAAACGCGCGATGCTCGGCATCGCGCCAGTTGGTGTGGGAGATGCGTAATGAGTGGTGCATTGCTGGCGCAGTTGATGGCGCAGGGGTCGAGCGAGGGCGCGGACCTGACGACGCTCCGCGCGATCGCGGAGGAAGCGGGCGAAGTCGCGGCGACGCGCGCGCTGGCGCGGCTGGGGCTCGACGATGGCGCGGCGCCCAAGGACATGGCGGAGCTGCGCGAGCTGCTGGGCGCCTGGCGCGACGCTAAGAAGCGGGTGTGGAAGGCCGCTTTGGGGTGGGTCGTGCGGATCGCGGGCGCGCTGTTGTTGACCGGGATCGCGGTGAAGACCGGCTTCTGGGACTGGGTGAAGTGAGCTTGCGCTTTGCGGGGTACGCCGCGGTGTTCGACCGGGTCGATCGCGGCGGTGACGTGATCCGGGCGGGGGCGTTCGATGTTGCCGGTTCCGTGCCGTTGCTGTGGCATCACCGGGGGGCGCCGGTGGGGGTGGTCGAGCGGGTCGTGCCGGATGCGCGCGGGCTGCGCGTGATCGGGCGGATCGACGATCCGGCGCTCGCCGGGATGGTGCGCGGCGGGGGCGTTTCGGGGCTTTCGATCGGGTATCGCGTGCGGGCTGGCGTGCGCACGGGCGCGGCGGTGCGGGAGTTGACCGCGCTCGATCTGATCGAGGTGAGCCTGGTCGCGCAGCCGATGCAGCCGCTGGCGCGGGTGCACGCGATTTCGGACTGAGGGTTGACCGACGTGCCGTGACGCCTGGCCCCAAAAGCTGCCGTCATGCTGAACTTGTTTCAGCATCCACCGTGCAGCGGGCTTGGTCCGGACTCGCTGAGGGCTGGATCCTGAAACGAGTTCAGGATGACGCCGGGGGGCGGGGGCGGCTCTCCAAAATTCCAGAATCACAGGTTTCTTTGCCCGGCGGCGGTGTCGTCCGGGTGCTTTGGCGTGGGAGAATGACATGACCGATCACACGATGGATGCACTGGAAGCGAGTTTCGAGACGCAGGCGCTGGGCGGGCCGGTAAGCCGGCCAATGCTCGCGGGGGGCGGCGCTTCGGCGGGCGGCGGGTTCGAGGGGTTCCTGCGCAGCGGGGCGAGCGTGGAGATGAAGGCGTTTACCGGGGTGTCCGGCGACGCGGGTGGCTATGCGATCCCCAAGGAGATCGACAGCGTGATCGACGCGACGCTCAAGGCGGCGTCGCCGATGCGGGCGATCGCCAATGTCGTGCAGGTCGGGTCGGCGGGGTATCGCAAGCTGGTGACGACCGGGGGCACGCCGTCGGGCTGGGCGGCGGAGACCGATGCGCGGCCGGGCACCGCGACCCCGGTGTTCACCGAAATCGCCCCGCCGATGGGCGAACTCTACGCCAACCCGAGCGCGAGCCAGGCGATGCTCGACGACGCCGCGTTCGACGTCGAGGCGTGGCTCGCCAATGAAATTGCGCTCGAATTCGCCAAGGCGGAGGGGAGCGCGTTCATCACCGGGAGCGGGGTCAGCCGCCCCAAGGGGTTCCTCCAGGCGACCACCGCCGCCACGACCGACGCGACGCGCGCGTTCGGGACGCTGCAATATCTCGCGAGCGGGGTGGCGGGGGATTTCCCGACGACGCCGCAGGACCGGCTGATCGACCTCGTTCAGGCTTTGCGCGCACCATATCGGCAGGGCGCGGTGTTCCTGATGAACGCGACGACGCTCGCGCGGATCCGCAAGTTCAAGACCAGCGACGGGCAGTTCTTGTGGAGCCCGAGCCTGAGCGGCGCGACGCCGGGGACGTTGCTCGGCTATCCGGTGATCGAGAGCGAGGACATGCCCGACATCGCCGCGAACAGCCTGTCGATCGCGTTCGGCAACTTCAAGGCGGGGTATCTGATCGCGGAGCGGCGGGAGACGGTGATCCTGCGCGATCCCTATACCAACAAGCCGTTCGTCAATTTCTACGCGACCAAGCGGATCGGCGGGTGCGTGTCGAACAGCGAGGCGATCAAGCTGATGAAGTTCGCGGTTTCCTGAGCGGATCGGCGGCCAGAAAGGGCGGGCGGCGCGCGGTTTGGGGATGGATCGCGCGCTGGCCGCCGCGATCGTGGTGCAAAGGAATCGACATGATCGAGGATAATGGCCCGGGCGTGGTGACGCTCGGGGCGGGGGATCGTGCGCTCGCGGTGGCGGCGGTCAAGGCGGTGCTGCGCGTCGCGAGTGCGGACGAGGACGACCTGATCGTCGCGTTCGCCGAGACCGCGCTGGGGCTCGCGGAACGCTTCCTGGGGCAGGTGACGATCCGGCGGACGATGCGCGAAAGCTTCGGCGTGACGGGCGCGTGGAAGCGGATCGGCGCGGCGCCGGTCCGCGCGATCACGCAGGTCGAAACGGTGGCGGGGGTGGCGCTCGCGGCGATGACCTATGCGATCGACATTGATCCGCAGGGCGAGGGCTGGGTTCGCGTGAGCGATGGCGCGAGCGGCACCCGCGTGGTGGTGTTCGACGCCGGGATGGCGAACGACTGGTCGGGGGTGCCGGGGCCGATCCGGCAGGGGGTCGTATTGCTCGCGGCGCATCTGTTCGATGCGCGCGAACATGCCACGCCGCCGCCGCTCGCGGTGACCGCGCTGTGGCGACCGTTCCGGCGGATCGCGTTGCTGGCGGGAGAGCATCCATGATGGACGGGCTGAAAGAGCGCGGTCGCGCGATCGGCGAAGCCGCGGCGGCGCGCGTGCGGGGGCGGGTTGCGACGACTCTACGCGAAACGTTTCCCGAGGCGGCGGTGGAGGAGGTCGGTGACGACCTAGTCCTGACCGGACGGGTGACCGCTGACGATCCTCGGCTGCGCTGGATCGGGAGTTTGCTGCGATGAGCGCGGAGAGCGTGCTCCAGGCGGCGGTGCTGGCGAAGCTGCGCGCGGTCGCGGGGTTGAACGGCGTTTATGCCGGTCCCCCGGTCCGCGCGACGCCGCCGTTTGCCGAGCTGGGCGAGCTGATCGCGCTCGACTGGGGGGCGAAGGATCGCGCCGGGCGTGAGCTGCGGCTGCTGGTGACGCTGCGCGACGCGGGCGAGACGGCGGTGCGGCTGGCGGCGCTGATCGCCAGCGTCGGCGCGGCGATCGAAGCTTTGCCGCGCGACCTGCCCGGGTGGCGAGTCGCGAGCGTGGGGCTCGTGCGCAGCCGCAGCTGGGGGACGAGCCCCGGCCAGTGGAGCGCGAGCATGGATTACCGGATTCGCATGATGGAGGGTTTATGAGCGTGGAACGGGGCAGTGCCTTCTTGCTGAAGGTCGGGAACGGGGCGACGCCGGTCGTCTATCAGACGGTCGCGGGGCTGCGGACGACGCAGCTCAGCATCAACGGCGCGATGGTGGCGGTGACGTCGAAGGATTCGGGCGGGTGGCGCGATCTGTTGTCGGGGGCGGGGGTGCGCAGCGTCAGCGTGTCGGCGGCGGGGGTGTTCGTCGGGTCGGCGGCGGAGCTGCGGATCAAGGCGAATGCGCTGTCGGGGGTGCTCGACGATTATCGGCTGAGCTTCGAAAGCGGCGAGACGCTGACGGGGAAGTTCCTCGTTTCGCGGCTCGACTATGCCGGGGATTATAACGGCGAGCGCAGTTACACGCTGAGCCTGGAAAGCTCCGGGCCGGCGGTCGCGGCATGAGCGCGAACCCGGAGCGCGGCGAGGCGGAATTGCGCGTCGGGGGCGAGCGGCTGGTGTTGCGCCCGAGCTTCACCGCGTTGTGCGCGGCGGAGCGCGAGCTGGGGCCGCTGTTCGCGCTGGTCGAGCGCGCGGCGGCGGGGTCGCTCGCGCTCGGCGAGATGGTCGCGTTGTTCTGGCACTGCCGTGTCGATGCGCCCGAGGCGATGACGCGCGAGGCGATGGGCGAGAGCGTCGTGCGTGCGGGGCTTGCCGAGGCGACGCCGGTGTTGCGCGTGCTGCTCGGGCAGATCCTGGCGGGGCGGTGATGGAGCGGTTCGCCGAGGCGAGCGTGCGGCTCGCCGGGCTGGCGGGGGCGGTGCTGGGGTGGGCGCCGGAGGTGTTCTGGCGCGCGACCCCGGCGGAGTTGGGCGCGGTGGTGGCGGTGCTGACGGGCGCGGGCGATGCGGTCGCGCCGCCCGATGCCGCGACGATCGCGCGGATGCAGGAGGCGTTTCCCGATGGCGGATGAAATCGAACGGCTGGTGGTCGGTGTGCGCGCGGATACCGTGGGCTTCGCGAGCGACGTGGACGCGATGCGCGCATCGCTCGAGGGGCCGCTGGCGAACGGAGTGGACCGCGCGGCGCGGACGATCGAGGGTGCGCTGGGCAAGGCGGTGCGGACCGGGTCGCTGGGGTTCGAGGATTTGCGCAAGGTTGCGCTCGGGGTGCTCGACGACATCGCGTCTTCGGCGTTGCGGGGTGGGATTCAGGCGCTGTTCGGCGGGGGGAGCGGCGGTGGTGGGGGCGGCGCGGAACTGATGCCGCGACCCGGTCAGGGCGGGTGCTGTTGCGGGGGCGGGGGCTGGCCCGGCGGTGGCGGGGTGCTCTCGCTGCTCGAGGGTGTGTTCGGCGGCGCGCCGGGGCGCGCGACCGGCGGGCCGGTGTCGCCTGCACGGCCCTATTGGGTCGGCGAGCGTGGGCCCGAACTGTTCGTGCCGACCGCGAGCGGGAGTGTCGTTCCCGCAGGCGGTGGCGGTGGCGGGGGCGGGGGCGCGCGCGACGTTCGAGTCTCGATCACCGTGCAGGGCGGGAGCGATGCGGCGCAGGCACTGGCGGCGTCCAGCCGGCAAGTCGCGCGCGCGGTGAAGGCGGCGCTGAGCGCGGAGTGAGCGGGGTCGTTCGTTGGTAGTCCGACACCCGCCCCGCGCGGGCGTCATGCTGAACTTGTTTCAGCATCCACCGCGCGACGGGCGCGGACCGGACTCATGGCGCGGTGGACCCTGAAACGAGTTCAGGGTGACGCAGCCTGTGGGGTGGGCACACGTCCCCCGGCCGCCGCCCTGCCGTCATGCTGAACGGCGGACGCGTTTGCGAATGACAGAGAATCCCGGCCCCCGACCCGAACGGGTGGGGCGACAGGGCGGCGCGTGGGAGAAAGCACGATGGCCTATTGGCTCGCGACCAAACGGACGGTGCAGGCGGAAGGCGTGATCTCGCGGTTCGATCCGCGGTTCTGGACGGTCGACTTCCCGCGGCCGATGATGGCCGCCGTGACCACCACCGCGCCCGATGCGCTGCGGGTCGATGCGGTGTTCTATACGCCGGGCGATCTCGCCGGGGTGATCTGGGACGCGGAGGATACGCACGATCATCCGTTGCTGCGCTATGCGACGTCGCGGGATTTCCGCAGCTGTCGGCTCGCGTTTCGCTGGCGGTCCGCGGGGGTTGTGGCGCTCGACGCGGTCAACGGCCCGGTGCTGACGATCGAGGGACGCGATGCGGGCGGGGCGCCGCGGGCGTGGTATGTCCGGCTGTGGAATTACGCCACGGGCACGCCGGAGGACGCGCGCGTGACGCTGGATTTTGCGGATCTCGCGGGCGGATTCGTGCTGCCGGGCGAGGCGGATCCGGTGTGGGCGGGGGACGTCGACCGGATGTTCGTCTCGCTGGTCCCGCCGGGATATGTCGCGGGCGGGGCAACGCCCCTGGCGGCCCCGGTCGAGGCGTGGGTCGAACTGAGCGGGATCACCTGCGACGGATCGGGCGCGGTGCTCGCGATCGGGGATGCGATCGTTCCCGAACATGGCCTGTCGATCGCGAGCGGCTATGACGACAGCTACAATCTCACGCCCGCGCGGTTGCTCCGCAACGCGCTGTTGCTTGGGTATCGCGGGAGCATCACGCATTATGTCGGGATGAGCCACTATATGCGGCTCGAGGCGAACTCGGGTGGGTTTTACGTCGGACTCGCGGGCGGGGCGCTCAACGTGGCGGCGGCGGCATGGCACCGCGATTTCGCGGAGGGCGCGCGCAGGCTCGGCTACGACGTGATCTGGTCGCTGAGCTACGAACTGTTCGACGCCTATTGCTGGGGCGACTGGAAACAGCGCGCGTGGGATGGGACGCCCGCGCAGACCGGCTGGTCGCCGCCTTCGACGCTGCTGTCCCCCGCGCATGGCGGGGCGATGGGATATCTGCGGGCGGTGGCGGCGGCATTCCTCGGGATCGGGGTGGCGGCGGGGCTGGCGCCGAAATTCCAGATCGGGGAGCCGTGGTGGTGGGTCCTGCCCGACGGGCGCCCCTGCCTGTACGATGGCGCGGCGAGGGCGGCGTTCGGCGGGAGTCCGGTGCAGATCGCCACGCTCGCGAGCGTGACCACCGCAGGCGAGCGCGCGCTGCTCGATAGCGCGGGCGTCGTGCTGGCCGCGTCGACCGCGGCGCTGGTCGCGGCGGTGCGTGCGGTCGCGCCCAGCGTGCAGACGCATCTGCTGGTCTATCTGCCGACGGTGCTGGCGACCGCAATGCCCGAGGCCAAGCGCGCCAACGTGCCGCTCGGCTGGGCGCGGCCCGCGTTCGATGTCCTGCAGCTCGAGGATTACGACTTCGTCGTCGCGGGCGATGTCTCGGCGACGGCGCGCGGCGTGGCGGCGATGCAGGCGCGGCTCGGTTATGCCGTGGGGGAAACGCACTATTTCTCGGGCTTCGTGCTGCGGCCCGATCAGGCCGCCGAATGGCGCGCGATCGAGACGGCGGCGGGCGCAGCACGCGCGCGCGGGGCCGCGCGGACGTTCCTATGGGCCTTGCCGCAGGTGCTGCGCGACGGGTTCGTCCATTTCGACCAGGAGGAGACTGCGGTGGATCCGTTCGACGACGTGCTGTTCCCGATCTCGCTCGGGCGCGAGGCGGAGGTCAGCCCCGAATTCTCGACCGCGATCGTCACGAGCGGGGGCGGGCATGAGGCGCGCAACGCGAGCTGGGCGGAGGCGCGGACACGCTACGACGTCGGGCCGGGGGTGCGATCCGAGGCGGATATCGCCGCCTTGCTCGCCTTCTTCCGCGCGCGGATGGGGCCGGCGCGCGGGTTCCGGCTGCGCGATCCGTTCGATTCCAGTTCTGGCGGCGGCGTGCCGACCCCGCTCGACCAGCGGATCGGCACCGGGGATGGGACGACCGTGCGGTTCCCGCTCGTCAAGCGGTATGGCGATGCGGTGCGCCGGATCACGCGGCCCGTCGCGGGGAGCGTTCGCGTCGCGGTGGCGGCGAGCGAAACGACCCGCTTCACGCTTGTGGCCGGGGGATGGGTCGATTTCGACGATCCGCCCGCTGCGGGCGCGCCCGTGACCGCGGGGTTCCAGTTCGACGTGCCCGTGCGCTTTGCCGAGGACCGGCTGAGCGTGACGCGCGCGACCTTCCTGGCGGGTGCGGCGACGAGCGTGCCGTTGATCGAAGTGCGTGAGGAAGCGGCATGAGTTTCCTCGACGGTGCGCTCACCACGATCGCTTTGTGCTGGCGGATCGAGCGGTGCGACGGGATTGCACTCGGGCTGACCGATCATGACCGCGACCTGACGATCGACGGCCTCGTCCACCGCGCGGCGCCGGGGATGACGCCGTCCGCGATCCGGCGCAGCGACGGTCTCGACGCGGATACGATGGACATCACCGGCGCGCTGACGAGTGCGGCGATCACCGAGGCGGATCTGGTGGCGGGGCGGTGGGACGGCGCGCGGGTCATATTGTTCGCGGTCGACTGGACCGGCGCGGACACGACGCGCGTGCCGCTGGGGATCGGGACGATCGGCGCGGTGGAGACGCAGCGCGGCGGGTTTACCGCCGAGTTGCGCGGTACCGGTGCGATGCTGGAGGGGCCGGTGGTCGAACTGACCTCGCCCGAATGCCGCGCCGAGCTGGGCGATGCGCGCTGCCGGGTGCCGCTGGCGGCGCGACGGCGGATGCTGCGCGTCGTTGCCAGCGCGGGCCAAAGGCTGACGCTCGACGCGGCCGAACCCAGCGTGGGGGCGTATGGCGGGGGGCTGTTGCGCTGGATCGGGGGCGCGAACAGCGGGTTGCGCAGTGCCATCGCCGGTTCGGACGGCGCGAGCGTGACGCTGCGGAGCGAACCGCCGCTGGCGGTGGCTGCGGGCGACCTGGTCGAGCTGATCGAGGGGTGCGACAAGAGTCTCGCGACGTGCGCCGCCCGGTTCGGCAACGCGGCGAACTTTCGCGGCGAGCCGTATCTGCCGGGGATCGACCTGCTGACGCGCTATCCCGGCGCATGACGCGCCGCGACCACGCCGTGGTGGCGACCGCGCGGCGGACGATCGGCGCGCGGTTCCGGTTGCAGGGGCGGGATCCGGCGTTCGGGCTCGATTGCGTCGGGGTCGTCGCGTTCGCGGTGCGGGGGGCGGGATACGTGGGGGCGATCCCTGAGGGCTATGCCTTGCGGGGTGGCCATGCTGCGGAGATCGCGGCGCAGTTCGAAAGCGCGGGGTTCGTGCGCGGTCCGACGCTCGCGCCGGGCGGGATCGCGCTGTTCGACAGTGGGTGCGGGCAATTGCATCTCGCGGTGATCGTTCCCGGCGGGATCGTCCATGCCGATGCGATGCTGCGCCGGGTGGTCGAGCGACCGGGGCCACCGCCGTGGGCCGTGCTGGGCTGCTGGCATTTGCCCGATGACGAGGGAGACTGATCGATGGCGACGCTCGTTTTGACGGCCGTTGGGTCGGTGATCGGCGGGCCGATCGGTGGCGCGATCGGCGCTGCGCTCGGTAATGCGATCGACCACACTCTGCTGTTCCCGGCCAAGGGGCGCAGCGGGCCGCGCTTGTCCGCACTGCACGTCCAGACATCGAGCTACGGCACCCCGCTGCAGCGTGTCTTCGGGACGATGCGGGTCGGGGGGTGCGTGATCTGGTCGACCGAGCTGATCGAGAGCGCGGCGCGCAGCGGTGGCGGCAAGGGGCAGCCGAGCACGACCGCCTACAGCTATTCGGTGTCGTTCGCGGTGGCACTGTCGGCGCGGCCGATCCTGCGCGTCGGGCGGATCTGGGCGGACGGCAAGCTGCTGCGCGGGGTCGACGGGGTGTTCAAGAGCGCGACCGGGTTCCGGCTGCACCTGGGAGGCGAAGACCAGGCGGCGGACTCGTTGCTCGCGGCGGCGGAAGGGGGTGGCCTGACGCCGGCGCATCGTGGCCTGGCCTATGCGGTGTTCGAGCATCTGCAACTGGCCGACTTTGGCAATCGCATTCCCTCCCTGACCTTCGAAGTGATTGCGGAGGATGGGCCGGTGCCGATCGGGACGATCATCCGCGACCTTGCCGGGGGCGCGGTGACGGGAACGCTCGACGCGCCCGATCTGGTCGGGTTCGCGGCCTATGGCGACAGCGTGCGCAGTGCGATCGAACCGCTCGCCCAGGCGAGCGGGGGGTGGTTTTCGCCCGCGCCCGCGCTCGGCGATGCGCGGCTGGTGCTGCGGGGCGGGATCGTCCCCGATGGTGCGATCGACGACGGCACGGTCGCCCCCGCAGGCGCCTCCGAAGCGGCGCACGGCCGCAGCATTGCGGCGCTGGAGACGGTCGCGCGCGGGGTGACCGTATCGCATTACGATCCGGCGCGGGACTTTCAGATCGGCGTGCAGCGCGCGGGGCGTCCCGGACCGGGTACGCGCGAGGACCGGATGGAGCTCGTCGCGGCGGTGCATGCGGGCGCCGCCAAGACGATCGCGGAACAGACGCTCGCGCGTGGCGAGGCGGGACGCGAACGGCGCAGCGTGACGCTGGGCTGGGGCGCGATCGCGCTGGCGCCGGGCGCGCGCGTCACGATCCGGGGCGTCGGCGGCATATGGCGGGTTACGCGCTGGGGGTTCGAGCGGCATGTCGTGACGCTCGATTGCGTGCGGCTTCCGGCACCATCCGCCGCCGCGCGCGCGAGCCCGGGCCGCGTGCTGCCCGCGCCCGACGTGGCGGCGGGCACGACGGTCCTCGCGGTGACCGAGACGTTGCCGTTCGACGATAGTCTCCTGGCGACGCCGCGGATCACGATCGTTGCGGCGGGAACCCAGCCCGGCTGGCGGCGGGCGGCGGTGCTGTACAGCGTGGACGACGGTGTCCGCTGGATCACCGCGGGGACGACCGCCGCTGCGGGCGTGGTCGGGCGGATCGCGACGCTTCCGGGGATCGCCGCCGCAAGCTTGCGCGATGATATCAACCGGTTCGAGGTGGATCTGGCGCACGGGGACATGGCGTTGCTGAGCGCGAGCGCATCCGCGCTGGCGGGGGGCGCGAACCTGGCGCTGGTTGGCGACGAGATCCTTCAGTTCGGAACGGCGGAACAGATCGGCGTGGCGCGGTGGCGGCTGTCGTCCTTGCTGCGCGGACGCCGCGGGAGCGAGCGAGCGATCGGATCACAGGCGGTGGGCGACGGGTTCGCGATCCTGACCCCGTCGCAGGCGATGACGATCGACCTGCCGATGGCGGCGATCGGCGGATCGGTGCGGATCCTTGCGAGCGGGGTCGGCGATCTTGCCGGGCCGGCGAGCGCGACCCTGTCGTTGACGGGAACCTCGGTCGTTCCGCCGTCGCCGGTATTGTTGCGCGGGCGCGAAATCGGCGGCGGCGATGTCGCCATTTCCTGGGTGCGGCGCAGCAGAAACGGCTGGCAATGGACCGACGGGATCGACGCCCCCCTTGCGGAGGAGCGCGAGATTTATCGCGTAACGATCGACGACGACGGTCCCGCGCCGCGCAGTGTTTTCGTCGGCACCCCGGCCTTCCTGCTGCGCGCCGCAGAGCGTGGAAGTGGGACGATGATTGCCGTGCGGCAGGCGGGAACCCTTGGAGAATCGCCCCCTGCGCGATTGTGGATCAGCGGATGA